GTAAATCAAATGCCTGATCCAGTAATTACTTTAGTTGAAAGACTAAGAAAAGAAATAAAGACTAGACAAGAGCAGTTAACTCAAGTTATAACAGGAGATGTGAAGGAACTTCTCACATATAAGTATGTGTTAGGACAACTTCATGCTTGGAATAAAATAGATCAGGAACTCACGAACCTGCTAAAGAAACAGGAGCTAGATGACGATGAATAAAACTAATGTAATTCCTACAAAAGTTTTTGCCTTAGAAAAAAAGAATAAAGAGAAAAAAGATACCAGAACAGAACTCGAGAAACTACCTGATCCTTGTGGTTGGAGAATAGTTGTAATGCCTTTAAAAATTAAAGAAAAAACTAAAGGTGGAGTATTACTAACAGACAAAGTTGTTGAAGAAAGTCAATGGACTACAAATGTTGGGTTGGTAATGAAAGTTGGTAATTTATGCTATTTGGATAAGGAGAAGTTTCCTACGGGTCCATGGTGTAAAGAGAAAGATTGGGTACTCTTCGGTAGATATGCCGGAGCAAGAATTAAAATCGACGGTGGAGAACTAAGGATACTTAATGATGACGAAGTTATGGGCATTGTAAAGAAACCTGAAGATGTCTTATCACCGCTAACAAACTAACATGAGGAGATAGTCATGCCAGAAGCACAACCAGCATTAAGTGAAGAAAAAACAATACCTATTGAGGATACAGGAAATCCAGTAGATGTTGAAGTAAAAGAAGAACAGACAGAGGAAATTAAAAATCCTCCTGTTGAAGCACAAGAAGAAGAACAACAAGAATCTTCAGAACATGAAGAATATTCTTCAAGTGTTAAAAAAAGAATAAACGATTTAACAAAAAAATGGAGAGAAGAAGAACGTCAGAAAAAAGCAGCTTTAGAGTTTGCAGAAAGTGCAAAGAAAAAGAATGATGAACTTCAAAAGAAATTTTCTAGTTTAGATGATACTTATATTGAAGAAGTTGCTCAAAGAGTAGATGCTACTGAATTAGCTTTAAAAAGAGCTTTAGCAGAAGCTCATCAAAAACAAGATTTTGATGCTGTTGCAGAAGCACAGGCTAAATTAGCAGAAAACGCTGTTCATAAACAAAGAGTAGTTGCTGCTAAAAGCAAAAAAGATGTAGCTCCACAAGAACAAAATGTATCAGAAGGAGCTCCTCAACAAGTACAACAGCAAATTCAACAACAAGCTCCTCAACCAAGCCAAAAAGCTCTTCAATGGGCTCAACGTAATCAATGGTTCGGTCAAGGAGAAGGAAAAGATCAAGCAATGACCTATGCAACATGGGGCATTCATACTACTTTAGTTAATGAAGGAATGGACCCTGAGTCAGATGAATATTATAATGAAATTGACACTAGACTAAAGGGGTATTTTCCTGATAAGATAGGACAAACGAATTCTAACACAAGTACAACTGGTAACAAGGTCGCTCAGACTGTTGCTGGTGCTAATACTCGTGTTGGAAATAAAACTGGGCGCCGCACTGTGAAGCTCACACCATCACAAGTAGCTATAGCTAAAAAGCTTGGTGTGCCATTAGATGAATACGCAAAATTCGTGAAGGAGTAAAACATGGAAAACGTAAAATTGAAAAAAACTACTCGACACGCTGAAACTAGGGACATTAAGGCTCGTAAAACGGTATGGTCCCCGCCGAGACAACTAGATGCACCTGAACCACCTGAGGGGTTCAAGTTTCGTTGGCTTAGGGAGTCAATCCAAGGTCAGCCTGATGATAAAAATATTACATCAAGGTTGAGAGAGGGTTATGAACTAGTCAGGGAAGATGAATTATCAGCAGAGGATAAATTAAAATATCCTTCGTTGGCTGAAGGGAAATATAAAGGTGTAATAGGAGTTGGAGGTTTGTTATTAGCTAAAATTCCTCTTGAACTTGCTAAACAAAGGAATGAATACTTTGAAAGGAAGTCTCAAGAAACACAAGAAGCTATAGACAATGAGGTTTTAAAAGACGAGCACCCGAGCATGCCTATTACTAAAAGTAGGAGCTCAAAAGTAACATTTGGGGGTAATCAATAATTCTGAATTGGTCGGGATTGTGATGCCTCTATAAAAGGAGTAAATTATGGCAAATGTAGATGCGCCTAGAGGACTAGTTCCTGTTAAAATGCTTGGTAACAAGTATGAGACAGCTGGATTCTCTACTTATAAAGTTGCTTCTGGTTACGCATCAAACATCTTTAATGGTACAGCTGTTCAGCTTAAAGCTGATGGAACTATTGAATTAGCAGTAGACACTAAAGCAAGTTCTGCAAAAATTGTAGGAGTTTGCGGTGGCGTAAGCTACACTGATTCAACAGGAAAACCAGTTTGGAAAAACTACTGGCCAGCTTCAACTGCAACCCAAGGTTCAGTAGATGCGGAAATTAAAGTTTATGATGATCCAGACCAACTATTCATCGTTCAAGCGGACGGTGCTGCTGATCAAACATCAGTAGGAGCCAATGCACCTATGGTAGGTAACGCAAATGGCAATACAACTAACGGTATGAGTTCAATGGAACTCGACTTTTCAGCTTTAACAGCTTCTGATGAACAGTTAAGAGTTGTTGGAATAGTTCAAGATCCTGATAATACTGCTGGTTTAACAAACGTAGATTTGATTGTTAGAATTAACGATCATGCCTACACTAACTTAGCGGGGATATAATATATGGCTATTTCAAGATCCCAGTTAGCCAAAGAATTAGAGCCGGGTTTAAATGCTCTCTTTGGCTTAGAATACAAACGCTATGAGAACGAAGCAGCAGAAATCTTCGACCAAGAAAGTTCAGACAGAGCTTTCGAAGAAGAAGTAATGTTAGGTGGGTTCGCTGGAGCTCCTGTGAAAAACGAAGGTGCAGCAATCAATTATGATACTGCGCAAGAATCTTTCACTGCGAGATACACTAACGAAACTATTGCTCTTGCTTTCGCTATCACTGAAGAAGCTGTAGAGGATAACCTTTACGACAGAGTCAGTGCTAGATACACAAAAGCACTAGCCCGTTCGATGGCTAATACTAAGCAAGTTAAGGGTGCTAATATCCTTAACAATGCATTTTCAACAAACGCTGCTAATTTTGGTGGAGACGGGGTTGCATTAGCATCCACTGCTCACCCAACTTTAACAGGCGGAAATTTCTCAAACAGATCTGCAACAGATGCTGACTTGAATGAGACTTCTCTTGAACAAGGAGTTATTGATATTTCAAACTTCATTGACGAAAGAGGATTGAAAATTGCATTAAAACCAATGAAAATGATTATTCCTTCTGCTCTACAATTTGTAGCAGATAGATTAATGAATTCAGACGGTAGAGTTGGTACAGCTGATAATGACATCAACGTATTTAAAGCGAGTAGATCTAATGGATATATTCCTCAAGGATACACTGTTAATCATTATTTAACTGATACTGATGCTTGGTTCTTAAAAACCGATTGTCCAAATGGTCTAAAGCATTTTGTAAGAACACCAATTACAACTGCTATGGAAGGCGATTTCGATACAGGAAATATGAGATACAAAGCTCGTGAAAGATATAGCTTTGGCTTCTCTGATCCAAGAGCAGTTTATGCTTCTCAAGGTTCGTAAAATTTAACTAATCTTTCTTAGGTGAAGAAGGCGCTTGTAAGAGCGCCTTTTTTATTTTATACTCATAGTTCCTAGATTAATATAATTGTGCAGACTGGCTAGGCAGACGGTATAGAGACTGCATGATTAGGTCTATACACCACGGAGGTAAACATGGGTAATACGACTTTTTCGGGTCCGGTTAAATCGGGCGACATATTAGCTACTGGCGGAGCAACGTTAGGAACTAGTATAGCAAATACAAACTGGGTCAGTAATGTGGCTAGTATGTATACACAATCACCAACAGCAGCTAGTGCTACAGAATTAAAAACTGTAGGTGCTATTACTTCTGGTATGGTAACTAATACAGGTGAATACAATATTACTTTAAATGGTTCTGGAATTTCTAATGGAACTTGGAACCCTGCAAGTAGTGATGCAAACGGTGGAGCATCTTGGGCTCGTAAAATTCAATTTACAAGCACAGCAAATGATTCAGCGTTAAGATTTACTGTTACTGGAATTGATGCAGCAGGACAATCTTTAAGTGAAACAACTGCAGCAGCAGGAGGTCCTAATGCAGGAACTTCTTTCACAACTGGTTTGTATAAAGCTGTTTATTCAATAACTGTTTCTGCAGTAAGTGTTGGAAATATTAGTATTGGAACAGGTCATACAGCTGGTGATCAATATCAACATTTAATTGGAGTTGTTCCTTATGGTTCAACTTTAACTAGACTTTATTCTTACAGAACAGAAGCATGGAACGGTGGAGGTAACGAAGTTATGTCTATCGGAACTACTGTGGATGTAGATGAGTTTGGAAGTATTGCTTCAGCAGTTACTAAAGGTGCTGTTACAGCTAATACTAATGGTGATGCCATTACTACTACGGCAGCTCAATCAACAAGTTGGTTTAATGTAGAACAAAATCCTGGAGCTTCTTCTGGTGATGCAGATTATCAAGTAGATGCAGGGATGATTGTTACTTATACTCCATCTGGTACATTAGCTACCGCAGGAAAAAGTGTGTTTATTGCAGAATATGCACAAAAAAGATTATTAACCAACGAGGCTTGGTAATATTCATTAACTCTGGGTGAGGTGTAATGACCTCACCCTTAACAGGAGAAAATTATGTCACAAGTAATTACAAAACAATTTGACGGAACGAGAAAAGCTATTTTCACAATGAATTTTAAAATAGCAAGTACTACAGCTGAAACTTATACAATTGTACCATCTGCTTTAAATAATTCTAAAGGATGGGCAACTGGATCAACTGCTAACAGTGGAGATGTGTGTACTAACCTTACCATTAATAAAATATGGTGGAGTGTTAATAACACTGCTGTTACCAAACCACTTTTAGTGGAATGGAAAGCAACTGCTAATTCACAAGCTATCACTTGTAACTATGCTGACTCAAAAGATTTTAGTGCTATTGGAGGATTATTAAATCCTTTAACACCCGGAACAGCTGGTGCAACTGGTGGATTGGATATTAAATTCCTTTCAGTAACAGATGATGATACAGCTACTATAGTTTTAGAATTGTTAAAAATTTACACAAGTTACTAATGAGACTATTGTTCTTATTATTATGTTTTATATTAGTAATGAGTGCAATCACTAGTGCGAACGGAGCAGATACAAATACTGTTTCAAGCACGGTAGTAACAAATAATACACCACCGACTGCTTCGGCACCATCGGTGGTGGTTAATAATTCAGATATATGTAAGACAGCAGTGGCAGGCGCCGTGCAGACCCAGATCTTAGGTATTAGTAGCGGGGTTACCGTCACTGATGAAAACTGTGAAAGAATAAAATTAGCAAGATCATTATATGCATCAGGCATGAAAGTTGCGAGTGTGTCAATTTTGTGTCAAGATTCTAGAGTATGGGATAGTATGGCTATGGCAGGTACTCCTTGTCCTTACATGGGTGCTATTGGAGAAGAAGCATCAAAAGGATGGCAAGAAAATCCTGATATGATTCCAGAAGGAAGTTTTGTACTTGCTAAAATGGAAAAAGAAGAAAAAGAAATTAAAAAATCAGAAGGATTAACAGATGGGCAAAAGTTGGCTAAATTTATTTTATTTGGTATGGCTATGCATTCTGGCATCGTGGCCTTCTTCCCTTAGAGCAGAATGTCCTGTTACTGCAACAGGATTATGTACTCCAGGTGTTGAAGAAACAATTGTTATAGATGAAGTTGAAACAATTGAATATGAAGCTGATGGTTATACAGTTACAACAGATACTACCACTACAACTACAACAGTAACTACAACAAATCCCGATTCAGGTGACATTTTAGATGGTGATAATGATTATGTTACATCTAAATATGAAGGAGACATGGATATTGATTGGGGTGGACAAGGACCAGCATCAATGCCATCTGGCAATTCGTGTTATAATTTAGGAACAGATAAGTGTGCACAAATAACCGGATCGGGTAATTCAACATCAACAATGGGTGTATCTGGTATGGGAACAACATTTATTAATACAATAGATATATCCGAACTTGATATAGAAAATGGTGGTAGAACTAATTATTCTATAAAAGTTGATAAAAGAGATCCTCAAGATAGGATTTACATGCACATAACTGGAAAAAATGGAAATACAAGTGTGTTTGCTGGAACAGATATATTATCAGAATCAGGTGTAACTAGTGGTTATCAAGAATACACAGGTGGATTTGATTTTTCAGGAACAATTACAAAATTAATTGTAGAGGTAGGTGGAAGGGATGTGTCTCTTGCAATCGGACCGCTTTTTGATGATGTGCAAATAAATGTACTTTACAATGTAATTTCTACAATAGTTACAGAACATATACTTAGTGTTGAAATGTGGGTGTCTTATGGAGGCAGTACAGAAACAGAAGTAATAGATATAGTAGAAAATATATTTGAACATAATGACATAGTAATGCCTGATGCTCCAGGTGATGATATGTATTTTGAACCAGAATTTGACGAACCAGATATGGAAATGTCTTATGACACTGTTGAAATGGAAATGGACTTTGAAATGGACTTTGAAATGCCAGATATGGAAATGGATTTTGAAATGCCAAACATTGATATGGAGGAAATGGAAGTAGC